ATGACCCTATTGGGTTCACGCCAAATGCAATAACCTGCCCCGTGTTTTCACTCACCATAATTCGCATGGCAAGCACAGGGGCATCAGATGCTCCGCTAACGGCGCTTAATGTAATACCGCGAGTGCTGGTCCCCGCGCTTTCATCCCAATAATAAATGCCACCGCCACGAACGTTAAAGATCAGATCGTTGCCGTAGTTTTCTTGTGACCAAAGACGCAACTGGCTACTGGCAGTGATGGCTGTTGAAGAACCCCATCCGCCTGAACTCCAAGGTCCTACACCCCATCCCGTGGAAGGGACATAAACATCCAAGCCCACGTTAATCTGATACTGGGCAACCACCGATGCGCCACCACCAGAAACTGCCCCGGCAGTGCAAGCGGTTGCAACTACAATTCTGTACGAATTGGCATTGATGATTTCGGTAATCTGATGCTCTTTATTCAGATCACCTGCTGGTATGCCATCAAACCCTGTGGCGCCGCTGAAAGTTACAAAATCGTCGACTACAGCGCCATGGGCAGTATCTGTGACAGTGATGGTGAAAGACCCTGCTGCCCCGCTCGTGAACGGGTCATTAGACATTGGGTTTGTGGTCTTTCTGATCGGGGTAATATCGTAATAAGAATTACCCTCGTTGACATAAAACTTAAGATTAGTACCGAAAGAAAGGTACTGAGTGAACGTGTTGGTTGACCAATCGAATATTGATCTGCAGGTTCCGAGGAATGATTGTGATACGTATTTAATCCAGCCGCCTATCTTCTCTGGCCTGCCAGAGCGGAATCTGATCTTGTCAGAATCAAACCAGCCACCATCAGCGGTGTATTCAGTGCCTTCTTTATTAACACCAGGCTGAAATTTTGGCTTGCTTAACGCCATCTATCCTCCGTCAATCTGGTGCTATGGGACTGCCTACGTTTAGGCAATTCCTGATAAATACATGGCTCGTTCGTCTTTCCTGCGCTTAAGCAGCCCAGGTAAAACGCGGCCTCCTGCCTTAGTCCATTTCATAAACTCTTCCGCAGCGGCTTCATACTCGCCACGGTTAGTCTTCATCCTTAGTCCACTGCGCTGCAGGTTCCCAAGTCCCACGTTGAAACTGAAAGAAACTAGAGCGTCAAAGATGCCTTGGCTATTAATAGCAGCAGGGCAAAGTCGGGCCACGCCACGCTCAAACCGCTCAAGGTCTTGAGCAAGTAAAGCATCCACCTCTGCCATCGTGAGCTGGCGGTCCCAGCCATCGGGTATCGGTAGACTCTTGCGGTCCTCATACTTCACCTTCGTGTGGGCAGGGTCGATAACGTGGCCGACGCCCGCACTCCAAATTAACGCCGGGCATTGATAAGGACGCAAACGCACGCCTTCATGGCGTTTAAGCATTTCAATACAACGAGGGCTTGTTTTCAATTTTCCACCCTTCTCTAATAGCAATTTTTTTCGCTGTAGCCTTATGCACCTTTAAATGTCTGGCTAAAGAACTAAAACCAAAAAAGACTCCATCAGGGGTGCGGATTACTGATTGTGCTTTAGCAATAGTTTGAATTTTTCTAGATTCATTAGTATGCGACTTTCCAAAAAATGGGTTTTGTTGTCCATGTTTTGGGTTTCTATTTCCTATTGGCTTTGCTCTAGCAGCGTAATTTATGTATTTGCTTCTATTTCCGCCACACCCGCCAATAGCCTCATTCCAACCAATGTTAAATTCAGGCCGCAATTGATTTTCTAACTTGTAACATTCTTCATCTGACCCAGAAAAAACAACATCACACAGCAGATTTTTCCAACCGTGATATCTAATTGCTCTTCCAAAGTGGCAGTCATTGCGCGAAGTAATTGAGCGGTGCCGAACAAGCCTATTATCTAAATCAATAGCAACCCCGATGTACCCATCAGAGTTCATATCAAAATGCTCTTCAAGCCTTATCCAATAAACAACGCTCACTTTTTGCTAAATGCCTGCGTCCCAAACCAAAACGCAATGATGCTGCTAAGAATGAGCATTTCATCTTCGCTAAATACGTTGTCCATTGCTATGGCAAACGGGACGCCCTGCGTATAGGCGTACCACACGCCTGTGGCGTTAAGCGCAACTAGTTCTAGAACGAAGATATATGTCACTACAGGACGCACCGAGGCACGTAGGTTTATCATCCACTGGCTCGCGCCTTTGCCAATCTCAACATCGTGCTGGTAAAGCGCCTGACGCTCTTCGCCAGCGGTCTGGGTTTGGATTTGCTCTAACTTAATCTCTTCCACTTTGGCCTGGGCAATAAAACCACGCTCAGCCAATGCCAATTCACGTTCCTTTTGCGCAGCAACAAGTGCGAGTTCGTGCTTCTTGTCCTGCCGATCTTGGAAGATGGTCAGGATCTTGGGCAGGCCGCCCGCAAGGAACGATAGGAACGTCGAGATCATCGTCATCATTTGCCGCGTTCCTCCATCAACTTAACACGCACCTGCAGGTCATGGATGTCTTCCATCAGATCATCCTTCAGTTCTTGACGCTTTGCCGCACTCAACGGGCTATCAGTCGGTACGCCATCCTCGGTAATGAGGATAGGTATTTTCGACTCTATGGCGATCAGCCGGTTCTGGAACGAGGTGATTTCGGAGAGCAGCCAGCCTACCGCCGCGAGCAGCACTGGGAAGAGCATATCCACGACCTTCTCCATGCTGAATCCAGGCTTGCCGCTCATTTATCAACCTTCTTGTTAAAGAGTTCAAACAAGGTCTTAATCTTTTCTTCTAGCACCGCGACCCTTAGGTCTAGCTTTGCCAGAACAATAATCAGCGTAATGATTGCAAGCATGATTGGCCATGCTTTAATCAGGAGTTCAATAACCCCTATTTCCATTACTTGTCAGCCTTCTCATCTAGCTTGTCGAAGATACGGCCAAGCATATTCTTGATGTCGTCAATGTCTCGCTGATAAGTGGATTGGGTAACATAGGTGAGCGGCATCTGTCTGATATCTTTATCCAGGGTTCTTATGGACTGACTGATGTTGTTCAGTATCCATCCGCCAAACGCGCCAGCAACACCAATCACTACATTAAACAAAACCTGAATATCCATGGATTATTCCTTAAGCACTTTGCCAAGGAAGTGGTTTTGATACAGTCTGAGGATTCACCTTCCCAGCCAGTTCTCTTGCCACGTTGGTCTCTATTTCCGTTTTGCTCACATCACTGCCCCAAACCCAAGCAAGGACATCTGCCTCGGTAAGTTCGGCATAGGGAATAAACGCGCTACCTGGAGCGTTAAACACAACGGTTCCATAATGATAAGCACTGCAATCCTGATCACTTGCAGAGCAGGACCATACCGCGTTCACCACAACGTCGGTCAGATTGCCGTCTACCGGCTTCACGACCATGTTTTCAATTTTCCAATTCATTTATCTCTCCTAATAACACTTATTCAAGTGTCACTGCCGGATGAATCGCTAGGAAATACAAACTGAGGCGTTACCGAGAGCGAACTTGCACCAAACGATAGCGTTGAAGCTCCAACACTAGGCAGTGTAATGGCTAGTGGATCGACAGGCTCCACCGGTTCCACCACCTCCGCCGTCTGCGGGTACTCGCATTCCACCCACGCCATCTCACCGTGGTTCCAGTTCCACTGCCAGCCCGGACGGTCTTCCGGCTTCGGGTCGCGCACCACCCACTCGGCATTGAGCCAGCGAACTTCTTTGCCCTCCGGGGCTACCGGCGGATCAGGCACTTCATACCAGCCCTTGTTGTTGTCGATGACCTCGACCGGGTAATGGCCTTTGAAACTATAAAGAGTCATGTGTCACCTTACAGGGTCAGGAACGCCGTAGTCGGCGGGGTGAAGTTGCTGGTGTAACGGGCGATGCCTTTGGTTACGCGGAGGTCGTCAATGTAGCCGTTACAAGTTCCCGTGACGCTTCCGTTGTAAAACTCTGCACCAACATAAACGGCACCGCTAAATGCAGTAGTTGAAGACCATGCGCTACCGGCCTGAACCCCCGACGCATACAGTTTTACCGATCCGGAATACCGAACTATGGCAACGTGAGTCCAAGTGGTTGCTGGCAACAAAATAGACGAAATTGCAACGTCTATGACAACTCCGTTATTTGAGAACAACCGCAAGTTATTCCCAGAATTTCCTATGTACAGGTCAAATCCGGTCGATGAAAAACTGTCGCCAAGGGTGAAAAAGAAATTGTTACCTGCTGTTCTGTAAAGCCAAAACTCAACCGTAAAATCCCCTTCCAGCGCGGTCGTTGCGCGAGACGGAGCAACCAAATAATCCCCCGTCCCATCGAAGTACATCGACGAGCCGCCGAACTTGCTCTGCGCCGTGCTGATCTGCGCGTTGCCCACCGTCTCAAGGTCGTTCTTGGACGTAGCGTCGTAGATGCCTGCGTTGGTGAAGTTGGTGAGCAAAGAGGTGCCAGAAATCGCCGTAAGTGGCGCGGTCGGAGGAGTAAAGGCTGCGGTATAAACAGCCGTGCCTTTTACTACGCGAAGGCCAGACATATACCCGGTTAAATAGTTGGACGACAGAAGGCCAAAGGCTCCGACCGTTGTTGCAATACTCGGATTATTAACCGTTACCGATTGGTTTAGAGTTGCTGAACTTACGCCGTTCAACCAAATAGTAAAATCGTTGCTGGATCGCGTAAACGCGACATGAGTCCATGTATTTAACGGCGCAGTCGCGGTTGTTTGCAAAGTATAGGTGCCGTTGATGCCGGCCCTGACAGTCCCGTTTGTTTCAAGGCTTAAAAAGAATGACTGATTTGAAGCGCCGCCAGATGTATACCTAGCAATAATAATTCCGTAGTCAGCGCCATACGATGTCGGATATATCCAAGCCTCCATCGTAAAGTTGCCTGACCCAACATCAAATGCGTTGTCACTCGGAACGCTTAAATAATCCCCGCTCCCATCAAAATACCCACTCCCGCCATACGTCGCTGCACTCCACGATGCCGTGGGGTTGAACGGGCTGAAGGCTTGGACAGACACATCACCGTTGCGCGTGATGGCAAAGGCGTTGCTGCTGTTGTCTACGAAGCGGTTGCTCTGACAGGTCAGCAGTTGTGTATTGGTAATCGCAGTTAATGCAGCGGTCGGAGGCGTGAAATTAGCCGTGTAGACGGCAGTGCCAACAACCATTCGCATGTTTGAA